CAGGAGGTGAGGCTATCGATCATGATGAGCTGCGGATGGTTACGCTGCACGTAGGAAAGAAGCTGGGGGATGTTACTAAAACGCCAGCGATCAATGAAATCAATGGTGCCACTGGCTAGGGCATCATCGTCATAGCCAATAATTTGAAGCTTTTCTGCAGCATCAACGACAGGCTCATCGCATTGAATGACCAATACTTTCCCTTGCTTGCAGCGACGGTTGCTCCAGTCTTTACCAGTGGCCACGTGCAGCGCCCAATTGTAAAGAATTGTGCTCTTGCCGCTACCAGGCGCTGCTGCAAGCAGCATTACGCTGCTCTCTGGCAGGATGCCAGCAATGGTCCACTTGCGAGAATCTTCAGACTGTGCTATGGCTTTTGCATCGAGGATTTCCATTTCCTCGCGACCATGCACGCGACCACGCGCTTCAACAAGCAGTTTTTCAGTTTCTTGCGGGCTTAGCTTGATGCCATGGCTTTCCATCCATTGGCGAGCTTCAAAAGCAATGCGAGCATCGTTGCCATAAAGGCCAACCATGCGTTCAAACGTGGAAATAATTTCTTCAAACGACGGAAGACCATCTTTCCCTTCATGCCTGTCTTTTGAAACAATGGAAGCAAGAATAATTTCATAATCTGCACCATCATCTAGCCAATCAGCAAGGTCATAGCCTCCTTTTTGCGGAAGACTTTCCCATTCAAAATTATTGGGCTCGGCATAAAGCCATTGTGCTCCAGGATTGTCTGAAGCCACTTCCTTCATCAGGGCGATGCCAGGCTCATCGCGGTCTGGGCAGAGAACTACTTTCTTGCCGCGAAAGAGCTGCGAATAATCGCCGTTGGCACGGTATTGGCCGCTACCACCAAGGAAAGTGACGGAAGGCAGGCCGATTTCCCAAAGCCTATCACTGGTGAGCTCGCCTTCAACAATGAAGATAGGAAGCCCAGTGGTTTCTGACGCTTCAATGGCATCGTAATATCGATATGGAAGGATGTTCTTCCGAAGTTGATCAATGGCAGCCTTGCGTTTGCCGCTATCTTTAGGAACGGTTGGATAATCCTGGCGAATATTTTTCTTGCCAGAAGAATCGTCCCTAATTACATTAATAACTTGTTCTTTATCGCGGTTTTGATAAGCAAAAACGTAGGAACCAGCCTCGCGCAGCGGGCGTTCCCAGCGATCTAGGGGAGCAAGGATGTTGCGAATTTCGGCGCGATGCTTAGCGCTGTCGTCATTGAAACAGTTATATGCGCCATTTTTCTCGTTGACTGACAGGTCGTTGCCGCCGCAGGCAGGGCAGATGTATTTACCGGCGTGGTCACTCGGCTCCAGTTTGGCGAGGTGGTCAAGGATGGAGAAAGCCATGGGGGAAGCGGAGATCGCCCGTTTCTAGCAGCAAAACAGGGACATGGCGACCCTTTGGTAGCCCTTAAGGGTTTCTTAGCTATTGGGGGTTGCCATCATGGCCATAATGGCTAAGCTGTCCATGTTCCCCGCCGCTCAAACCAATGGAGCTTTGGCTGGCCGCCATCATCGGCTTCAGCATCGGCTACCTTATCGGGCCTCTCTTTTATGACCATTGATCACGGCGAACCAAAGAAGAGTCGCCACTTCACCCTCACCGACACCGCCTACAACCATTTAAAGGACATCGCCCATGAAGCACGGCAAAGCTTAAGCGAAACAGTAGAACGCTTGGTTCGCTCAACGCCAATTTGGGAAGGTAGTGCCACTCTTTCAGACGGTGCCTTTTCCATGATTGAAGACTACTCCGCTTCTGACATCACCATTGAGAGCTATGAAGGTTTCAGCGCTTAAGCTTGCCTGCGAGGAATTTCTTCTTTTGCATGGCGACACTGAAGTGAAGATCCTCTGGGAAGAGGGCGTAATTTCAGAGAAATACGATCCTGAGTTCCTAGAAGAACCCACTGACGTGCGAGTGATTAATGACTGGCCGCTTCCTGGCGATAGTCTGATCACCAAGAACGAAAATCCAGACAAGATGTTTGTCATCATGTATGGCGAATACAGCCCTTCGGGCTTCGGCTACAAAGCAGTAGCTTCCCTCTGATGAAGCACACCGTATTTTCTTACTCTCCCTCCGATTTTTCCAGCATGGAAGACTCCGCAAAACAAGCATTAACAGACCGCTACAACGGCGTCTTCTCTCCCCTGGAGATCAGCGCCGAGGCTTTCAAAGCCGCTTATGACACGCCTGATATTGGCCCTCACATTGAAAAGGACTACAAAGGCCTTTCCTATCTGTCCTGGCCATTTGCCTTTCGCTATCTGAAAGAGCATTTTCCGACGCTGTTTGTAGCGTTTGAAGAGAAGACCATTGGCTGGCCCGTGTTTGGTGAGCCTGGTGCATTCATCCTTCGCCCCTACCTCACGGACGGCATCAAGCGCACGCCTGCGCTGGTCTTTCCCGTGATGGATAGGAAGCACAATTCCATTCAACAGCTTGATGGTCGTGCAATCAGCGACAACATCCAACGTGCGAGCGTCAAGGCTATCGCTACGTTCACGGGCCTTGGTCTTCGGCTCTATGCCGGAGAAGACATCCCGAAGGAAGAGGTGCCGAAAGTCGCGCTGCAGCAAGACGCCCCAAAGTCTGCTCGTGCGGTCAAGAAGGCTGCGACGGCCAATACTGGTGGCACTTCTGATGCTGGAGAGGAGGGGGTTGCTGCCGCCGCCGATACAGGGACCAGTGAGCCTTTCGACGCGAAAACTGCTCTTACAGCAGTGTGTAAAGCCAATCCCTTGAACTATGCCGACGAGAAAGCTTCTCTCGCTGCAGGTAAAGCTGCTCTTGAAAGCATTGGACTGGCTCGCGCCACGGAAGTCAAAACCTGGCAAGCCTTCGGCAACGTCGTCGCAGCCATGATGACTCTTTGGGCTAAGCAGGAGCAAATTGTCATCAGCAAAGCTGAAATGACCGAGGAAATCAATGCCGTGCGTAGCCTGCAGGATACAGAAGCAATGATTGAAGGCATGAAAGCTTTCGTCGCAAAAAAGCAATAGATCTAGCAGCGGCCCGCCTAGCGCGGGCCTTTGCTGGAGCAGTTTGCATTGATGATGATGCCATTCCCGTTACTGAGCTTCCTCCCACCCTATTTGGCGAATGATCCGCTTGGATTGTTCCTTCTCATTACCTTTACATGCTTGATCATTGCCCTGTCGATCCTCGCTATCCTCTCGCTGATTCTCCCATGAGTCGCTTCACTTTCCTGAATGAAGACGGAGAAACCAAAATCTCCTATTCTTTCCACAACATTTACTGCCCAGAAGTTGTGCAGAATTTCAAGGACTTCCTGCTTGGTTGTGGCTTTCTTGAAAGCACGGTAATTGAAGCCATGTACGAAGTAATTGAAGAATACGAAAGCCTCTATCCTCGGAAGGACAGTGCAAAATCATCGCTCTCTGCTTGATGCTTGTCATGAGGCGTTCTGGAGCTTTCCTGACGATACGCTTAGTAGTGACCGTCGTATTGCTGCTGTTCTGCACGCTATTGCTGAACATCCTCTGGCTGATCGCTTGTTCCTTTATCAAACTGCACGGACTATTCTCATGCCTGATATTGCAATGTGTCAAGGCGACAAATGCCCTGTCAAGGAAAATTGCTGGCGTTACATGGCGCCCGCTGATCGCTTCCAAAGTTATTTTGCAACGCCGCCTTGTACGGAAGATGGCTGCGAATATTTCTGGGACATGAACGAGAAATGACTAGTGGCTTGTTACGATCTATGCCTTGCAGCTCTTCAAATGCCAGCGTTTCCTCGCTACGAACCCAACCGCCTTCAACTGAACAAGAAGCGCTATTACGTTTGCGACGATTTTCCCAATGTTCCCGCAGGGTATGTTTTGCCCTCTGTGACGACTATTGCGAGCGCGTGTTCTCCGCCTGGCAAAATTGCAGCGCTCATGAACTGGCGCAAGAAGGTGGGCGATGAAGAAGCTAATCGTCGCACTCGTAATGCTGTGGATCGAGGCAATTGGCTTCACGGTGTTCTAGAAGATTTCTGGAACGGCGAAGATATCCAAGAGCATCTTGATTCTCACGAAAACTACGTGCCTTATTTTGAAAGCATCGTTGGCTTTCTTGAGCAGGTGGATAGTCCGTTGCTCGTTGAAAGTGCCATTGCCTGGTACGATCACGCGCAAGAAATTGGCTATTCAGGCACCTTTGATATGCTCGCCAAGATGAACAGCGGTGCCTATGCGCTGCTCGATTGGAAAACGAGCTACAAGGCTAAGCCTGACACGCAACTGGCCGACTACCGCATGCAGCTTGGTGCCTACGTGCAGGCCATTGAGCAGATGTATGGCGTGGAAGTAAACGAGGCGCATTGTGCCATCGCCATTTACGATCCAGACACCGGCGAGGGCCAAGAGGCGCAGATCGTAAGCTTGTCCGCAGCCGAGCTTGCCATGCAAGCAGGCATCATGGTGCAGAAGGTGCAGCAGTTCTTCTTTGAACACTACCCAGGCGGGCGCCCCTTAATGATTTCTATGGATCGCGGGGCTTGACTCCTCTGTTCATAGCGCTATGCTTCTGATGCCCCTTCCAGGGCCCACCACTCTCCTTCTGAGGACTACTAAATGCCCGCTGGCAACTCTCCCGCTTTCTCTGGCACTGTCGATCTCACCCCCGACATTCTCAATGCCATGAAGAAAGCTGGCACCAACCCCCAAGGAAACTACTCCCTGCGTTTTGCTCTTTGGGACAATGACAAGCGCGATAAGGACACTGCTCCTCATTTCAAGGGGCAAGTGACTGTCAACAAGCTTGACAACTCTCCTAAGGCTTATGCCTCGATGTGGGACAATGGCAACAAGAGCAAGCAGGGCTTCTCTGACGATCCTTTCTGAAGATTTCTCCTTTTTGCAAACGGGGCTCTTAGGAGCCCCTTTTCTTTTTTGAAACCATGCTTCTTAATGACAAGGAAATCAGCATTCTTGCTGAAAATGATATTCTTTTTCCTTTTGTCGGAGAAAAGACCAGGGAGCTAGACAATGGCACCAAAGCCTTGTCATACGGCCTGAGCCATGCTGGTTATGACCTGCGCCTTTCTCCGCAGGGTTTCATGCTCATCAACAACAACAATCCCGTGGAGGCCCTTGATGTGAAGGCCTTCAACAAGGAGCTGATGTACGAGGCTTCTCCCATCGAGGAGAATGGCTCCACGTTCTTCGTGCTGCCTCCATTTTCCTACGCTCTTGGCGTAAGTGTGGAACTCATCACAATGCCGTCTAACATTATGGGCATATGCGATGGCAAGTCCACTTATGCACGGCAGGGCACCATTATTAACGTTACGCCAATTGAGCCTGGCTGGTCTGGCCATCTCACTATTTGTATTGTCAATCCCCTGGCTTTTCCCGTTCGCATCTATGCCAACGAAGGGATCGTGCAAGTCATGTTCGCTCGCCTCTCAGGCGCCGCAGATCAAGACTATGGAAACGGCAAGTATCAAAACCAAGGCGCTAACGTAGCATTTGCTGCTGTCTGATTAGTGAGCGCTCTTGAAGATCAGTTTCTCGGACTGTGGCAAGCACATTTTCCCGATCTTCCATTGATTAGGGAATTCAGTGACGTTGCCACTTGGGAGGTGGATTTTCAAGAGCGCTACGCCAAGAGCAAGCGTTCCAAACGTTATCGCGCAGACTTTGCGCATCTTCCTTCGCAAACGCTCATTGAAATACAAGGTGGCACCTTCAATCGTGGCCGTCACGTGACTGGCTCAGGCTATGAACGAGATGCTAGGAAGTTTAATCTTGCAATGATTGGTGGCTGGAAAGTATTTCTCCTCACCACCCAAACGGCCAAGGAAACTTCTTGGCTTGAGCGGATTGCTGCTTCTCTGCGAAACACTTAACTGCATCAGCAGCTTCGCCAAGCAGTTGATCAGCAGCTTCTAGATCGTGCTGTTGCACTTGCATCGCCTGGCGCAGTTCAAGGTTTTCCTTGACAAGCGCAGTGACGGCTTCTTGCATATTGCTCCACCCTTCCATCATCGTGCAAGCCACTTCCCGCAGCTTGTCAATGTCATTGCAATCAGCTAAAGCCTTTTTATTTGCAACAAGGGCAAAGTCCCTCTCCATGCTCCGTTCAAAAGGCCCCATGGCAGCAATGCGTTCCTGTCCGTTGTAGTTTAATCCTACTGGAATGGAAAACATCCTGGACATTGTTTCTCTGTCGTTTCGTCTAGCCTAACCATGCGGCAGTTTGGCAAGCGGTTTGTTTATACGGTGGACGATGGAAAGAAAGCCGTAAAATGCGGGACGGGCTACCGTCCCTTCAAGCTTCCTCGCACTCCTCGCAACCATGAATGGCTTCTCGATGAGCAAGTGGTCTACGTGCAACGCACAGCCGCAGGGTGGATGCCATCTTCCATTGTTGGCACCATTGTCGGATTTGACGAAAGCGGAAGATCTCGTAAAGCACAAGTGAGGTGGCATTCGGCTACGGACATTGCTCCTACAATCAGTCTGCAGAGAATCAGACCCCTCGCTTTAATTCGTGAGCTATTCCGCCAAGATTGATCCGCTGATGGATGGCATCAGCATGGTGCGTCTCATCGATTGGATGGGCAGCTCTTTGGATATCGTCTGCGATGCCCGCCAGAGCTTTGGCCAGACCAGTAGCGAATGGTCCGAAAAGGACCAGAAGCTTCTGAACTATCTAGTGCAACACAAGCACACTAGTCCATTTCGTGGCGTGGTCACCAAATGGCAAGTGAAGGCTCCGCTGTATGTTTGTCGGCAATGGTGGAAGCATGTAATTGGTGGCACGTTTGCTAATGACACGCTCGGATGGAACGAGAAAAGCTTTCGCTACTGCGAAGCAGACGATGACACTTACTACATGCCTCGTGAGTTCAGGCAGCAAAGCCCCAGCAACAAACAGGCCTCTAGTGGGCCACTAGAGCCCACGATGAACCAGATGGCAATGCTTGAATATGCCAAGGCCTTGGAGCAGGCTAAACAGGCTTACAGGGCGCTTCTGACGTTCGGCGTGAGCAAAGAGCAGGCACGAGGCATTCTCCCAACGAGCGTCTACACCTCCTTCACTTGGACCTGCAGCTTGCAAGCGCTCCTCCATTTCATCTCCTTGCGAGATGAAGCTGGCAGTCAATGGGAGATTCAGGCCTATGCTCAAGCCTTGAGCACGCTCGCTCGTCCATTGTTCAAGGAAGCTTTTGAAGCTTTCGACCTTCACCAATCCTCGTTCTAATCATGCACGATCCAGTTAATCACCCCCGTCACTACGCAAAGAATGGCGGCATTGAATGCATTGAGGCCATTGAGGCTTCAATGGATACAGACGACTTTCGTGGCTTTCTCAAAGGTAATGTTATTAAATATATGTGGCGCTACGAAGATAAGAATGGTTTAGAAGATTTAAAGAAAGCTGGCTGGTATCTTGATCTTCTTATTTTCTCCATGGAGAATGAACCGGAGCAGCACCCAGTAGAAGCTTTCGATGATCCTTCTATTGAATGTAAAGATGGCGTTTGCCCCATTCCCGGTATTCGCTTTGACCTTCCCGGTAGGCAAGTCACGTTTGAACCAATTCAAGATTAAGCAGCAGTAGCGCAAAGGCCCCATAAGGGGCCTTTTTCATGCTCAATTTTCTCATGAATGGGCAAAGCAAGCCCTTTCTTCTCGCACCATTGCTCCAGATCCTTCTGATCAGTGTGGGCGCTAATAAAG